AAGGTGTCTCTGAAGAATTTGATGACTTGCGATTTTCTCGTGAAGATATATTCCTTCGTCACGAAACCCTCAACGGGATCTTCGCCTTCGGTGCGCACAATGTAACCATTGGCGACTTTTCTGATTGTAATTTCCATAACTTAATTATACCTCATGAATGATTAAAAGTAAAGCATTGCAGCATGTTACGCTGCTTTGCGAAAGTAGCCGTAGCGGAGACCCACCAAGTAGCACAGAAACTCTTCGTCACCATTGCTACCTTCAGCCTCGTGGATCCAGCGAAGTGCCATCTCACGATCCTTGGCACCACAAGCGTAGAGGTCCTGCATTCGTTGCTCAAAGGCATGTGCTGCCTCGTGCTCGGCAATCTTACGCTCTTGCTCGCTCTTAGCAATCAATTCCTGCAGATAGTTAAACTCAGCTTCAAAGGTAGCCTCGTCCCAGTTGGATGTATCAACACCACGAGGACGCACACCATACGCATCCTTGTACATATCCCAGTACTGGCATTGCATCTGTTCCAGTACAGACATTTCTTCCCAAGATTTAAAGTCTTCCATAACGATCTCCAAAATGATTAACTACGTTTCCAAGTACGAGCACCAGACTTTGGCTTCTTCGGCTCGACAACCTGAACCTGCCCACCACGAGCAAGGAATTCAGCGAGCTGTTTTTCCATCTGCTTGCGCAGTTCGGGTTTGGTCAAAGTATTTTCCATCGTCATCTCCTTAGGCAGTTGTAGACATTTTGGCTTCCATCATTTCTGACAGAATAAACTTAGCGATGTTCATCTGCTTGCGAATGTCTTCTTTGCTGAAGTCATACTCAAGCATATGCTGGCAGTCAGACATGATACCCATAACAACCATTTCCAGACCACTCAGACGAGCAGTAAGGGATTTCATGTATTGTTCGCGTATGTCTTCTTGGCTCATACCGTAGCAATTCAATTCAAAATCTGTCATTTCAGTTCCTTTTCTCATCACAATAATAGAATTATGCCTGAAGTCTGATTTATTGTAAAGCGATTTCTCATATTCCCCTACAGTTTTAAGGGTTATTTTAGTTGCTTTTTCACAACGATTCTGGAGGGTTTTTAGCCCTCCCAAGCCACAGAGGTAGGGGTTGGGCTACCCGATCGGCTCCAAATCGCTTCTAGGACCCTCTAAGGACTCCAAAATGGGTCGGTTTCCACTGGTTTTCAGCCCTATAAACTGAAAAACCCTACACTGGGTAGGGTTATTTCTTACGTATACCCTAAGGTTTACTTTTTAGGGCTGGAAGCTGCCGTAGAGCCAGAAGGACTCAGATGCAGGGTTGATGCGTAGACCAGACAGATCGTGTCGTTTCCGCTGGCAAAGGAACAACGCACTGCTAGTGGGTCAACACCTTTCGCTGAAGCAGCTGCAATCGTGTCTGCCATAAGTTTAGATTGATTGCTGTAGTAATAGGCACAACCGAAGATAGCACTGAGTGTAACAATTGTTGTGCAGATGATAAGTGTAAGTTTTTCATGGTTCATTTTTTTTCCTATTTTAGATCTTTGACTAAGTCACAAAGACCAAGTTTCTTAGACTCCTGCGCATCAAGCCACACATCATGCGGAGGCAGAAGGACTTCACGAATCTGGGCTTCGTTCATCCCAGTACATTTCTTGTAGTGTGCGATTAGACGTTTGGTTGTTAGATCAAACTCTTTTACGGTTGCGAACAGTTCATGCTCTTTACCGAATGCACCCCATGTGTATTGGTGAGATAGAATAGAAGTGTTCGGTGTAAGAACACGATTACCTTTCACACCACTGATAAAGATCAGTAACCCAGCAGAAGCAATCTGCCCAAGACCGATCGTGTTGACAGGTATAGTGCTACCACGCATGGTGTCTATAACTGCAAAGGCAGCGTTTAGGTCGCCACCTGGAGAACAGACCACAAGGTTAAGTACCTCAGGTCTTTCCTCAGAGAAGTTAGCATCAAAAATCCATTCTATAGTTTGTTTGCAGGTAGCCATCGTAATTTCTTCCATTAGTAAGAAATATGAGTGGGAAAGATCTTCCTGCTCCAGTGCTAAATTTAGCTTCTTCATCATTGTTGCCATCTACTTCTCCATTTTTATAAAAGATGTGTCGCCCAATTTGTACTGTTTTCTTCAGTCGTTTCCAGTTTGGATTTACATAGTCGGCATGGTAATAGGTTGCGCCCATTGTATTGTCAACTAAAATTTCAGCATTCAAGTATGCGTATACTGCTAAGTCCAGAATAGGATTATACACCGATAGTTGATTGGTTGTCAAGTTTCTTGTAATGGAAGCTGTTCTTGGTTTGTCCTCACACCACCATGAGAACTGACAGGTGGTTCCAGTCTTTTGTTTTACAACACCGCATATCGAATCTGCATAGTTGCCAGACTTGAGTCGGTTCAATGTTACAACTGCAACAGCCAGTTGTCCATCTCTTGGTTCATTCCCTGCTTCAAACAGGATGTTATCTGCCAGACAGGTTACTTCTTTCTGTGCTGCTGGAGTTAGTTGAGTGAATGATGCTTTTATTGGAAGTAGTTTCTTGTGGTGGTCTAGCATCACCAGTGTTATAAGCATCAGAGATGTTATAAGTGTTGCTATGATAATTTGAAATTTTGCTTTTGGCAAAGCAATCTCCTTTCTTGGTTAAAAGAAGGTGTGTGTTCGCACACCTTCCATCCCTATCAGGTGGACTTTTTGCTAATAGTCTTCGTGGTATCTAGTGGGATATTACTAACGAAACCATTGAGTATCTGTGCTTTCGCAATGATATCAGTTTCGGCAGGGTAGGTTGGGAATCCTGGATGATCAGGAATCGACCCACCATTTAGTTTAGCAGATTCGACTTTCATATGCCAGTCGTTGCTAATTACTTCACGCTTTCCATGGTAGTCTTCAGAAAGCATATCTTTCGCCATTTTTAATAATTCAAGGCGAATCTCGAATGGTGTCATGTTTGACATTTACTTCTCCTGTGTAGTGTGTAAAAAGATGGTTTTATTGGGATCCATCAACCCACTGTCTATTATTTAGGCATTCTTACTTTGCCTTAGCCTTCTTGGCTGGTTTCTTAGCCTTCTTCTTAGTGAAGTCTGGAGTAACCTTCTTGCGCTCTTTGGCAACTGTTGGTTGCGCTTTGGTCGGCTCAGCTGCAAATGCTGCCTTACCCAATGGTGCAAACAACAAACACAAAATCATACCGACTATTGCTATCTCACCTTTTAGTTGATTGAGTTTCATAGTAGATCCTTTGTATGCCTAAAAAAGATTTAGAACGAGTACTTCAAGCCAGCAGAAACAGTACCACCATCTAGGCTAGAAATACGACTTTGACCTGCTTGATAACGGTAATCTGCAGTTAAAGAAACTTTCTTAGCAACTGGATATGATACGCCTACACCAACCAAACCAGCATAACCATCAGTTGAATTCTTTTGGTCTACATAAGCAACACCAGCTTTAACAGCTACAACTGCTTTACCAAAATTAGCAACATCATAAGTACCCATCAAGCTATACTTGTTCAATTCAGTACCACTTGAGTAACGATCCCAGCCAGCTACGATACCAGTTGTACCGAAACTTTCAGAGATGGTCAAGCCACCGCCATCACGATTGGAGTTACCATTATCACGACTTGCATTAATACCAAGTTCAACTGCTTGCGCAGAAACTGCTGCCATCAACGCAGCTACAAAAATCATCTTCTTCATCTGTAAATTCCCTATAAAGTTAAAAGTGGTAGGTTATTCTGTTACGAGGAAACCTACCGAAACCCTAGTCAGCGTTTAGGCTGCCAATGCGAACAGTGAGTCGTTTGCGTTTACTTTGGTTTACTGTTAACGAGTATCTGTCTCGGGTTGTCCATCTTCGTACTTATTGCCACGTCGAATACTGAGTACACCCCCATCAGAAACATACTATGGTGAAATAGACTTAACAAAGTAGAGGTCTCGGCTTACCAATCCTGATCTTTTTACAGATTTAAATATGTTTCTGGTGGAGGTGAGGGGATTTGCACCCCTGTCCGCAACACCTTTCGGTTAACTTCAAACAACCATATCACGCTAACTTTTCAGTTAGCCAAATATTTGCTTCGATATCTGAGTCGAAATATGGACTTACTGTTTTGCCATTCATCACCCAGAAGTAGGTATAGCTATGCATTCCTGCATCTCTATATTTAATCAATTTAACTTCTACCGACATACAAGTATACCCTATTTGTATATGTTTGTCAAATGTTTTTCCAAGACCTGTAGTCGTTTCTCAACTGAATAAAACCATTGATCCAGTCATCACGCTTTTCATTGAAGATAATTGGATCTTCGTTATCAACTGCCATTAGAATCACAAGTCTACTAACAGGAATTTCTGTTCTTTCTTCAAAGGCAACTGCATAGGCAGAGCATTGCATAAAGTAATCATGAACATCATCTCTAGACTTCTTTCTCTTAGAAGTCTTGAAGTCGATAACAGAAACCTTGCCTTCGTATTTAGCGATGCAATCTACTGTTCCTGCCACCTGTAGATGATCAGAGTACAGTGGTGTCTCGAGACAGTGAATATCCTGTATCTTATTTAGATAAGGTTTCAGCGATCTAAAGGTTTCAGCATCAAAGAGTGCAGGTGAAGTATCTTCATTGTTGAGATATGATTCGCAGAGTGTATGGATTCTGGTTCCACGCTTGGCAGCAGTTGTGCTAATTCGGTTGGCTTCTGCTTCTCCGACTCTCTTTCGCCACTCGATGATTGATGCTTTCTTGAGAAGTCCTGTGACTGTTGTGACGCTGGGGTAGGCATGACCCGATGGTGTTTTGTATACACGGGATCCATCGGACGAAGTGACACGTTCCAACTTGGGAATATCATGATGTATGTGATTGAACATTGATTACCATTTAGTTGGGTCTGTGAAAGGATCAGTTATAACAATAGTACCATCTGAACGCATCATTGCATTCTCTGTGTGTAGATCCCAACCTAAACCCTTTGCCTTTTTCATATATGTGGATAATGCTTGGATAGTGTTGTACAGCAATAGCCAGTCGTTTCGTTTTGAACCTTGTAACTCAGCTTGAAATTCTTGTATAAGTTTCAGAGAGAAGCCACCAGTCTTTTTTTTAATTTCTTGGAATTCTTTGGCCATTTCGTAAAAGGTTTTTCCATTGATAGCTGCATCTTCGAACCACCATATCGAAAGTTCTGCCATACTATTTCGTGGGATTGGTTTTAGTTTTTCTATTGAAATTTGTAAGTACTGTTCACCATCCATTGTAAACTCGCTGTATTCCTGTCCAGATATTTTTGGGAATTTTGGTAAGTGTGGATTGTTTGGATGCTCTTTACAAAATTTATAAAAGTGTGTAAAACCACTTTGACCCGATGTCAATATTTTAAGTACTGAACCTTCTTCTTTACCCCATACACTTGCGTCCTGTCCCCGACCAAGTTTCTTGTAACCAGATTTTTTCATGGTCTGGTTAACAGCTTTTACATGGTCGGGATTAGCAAGGTATCCTGCCTCGCTAATATGTTGGACAAAGGTTTTCATTATGCGAAGATTTCCATCGCATGATTGTAATGTGCAATGCGATCATCGAGACCAATGGTTCCACCATTAATGCGTTTAGTCATTGTAACCAAGTCAGCTGAGTCTGCATAATCGTTAAGGTCATTCTTCCACCAGAACCAGCATGCTGAGTGTAGAGCATACTCTGGATCAAGAAGCATATCTGGATCTTTTAGCAGAGTATCATCTTGAAATAGGAAGTCAGAACAAGCAGTGTAGTTATCCTTACCAGTCAACTGGATTGGACCACGTCCACGGTATCGATAACCTTCGCCAGAATGTTCATCGCCATTGCCCATGCGGTTAGCGTAAACACGATTAGCAATCAACTCTGGCTTGCGTGCGTATGGTTGTGCAGATTCAAGTGTAGGGAAATACTTCTTGAAGATCTTGTTCAAACCTTCAGCAGAGTAGTTTAGGTTTTCCTGTAGGACAGTGAACCCACCAGACTCATGGCCACACTGTGCAAGGAACGAAGCGATTCGTTCAGGTGTGTCAATCTGATATGTAGGAAGAACAGCAACCAGTGCTGTTGTCCAACTTTCTGCGTTCTTGTTCTTTGGGAACATGTCGGTGAATTGTTCTACTGTAATCATTTTCTTTTATCCTCGTAATCTTCGTATTGCAGTTTAGCCAGAATATATTCTTTCACGAGAGATGATCTAACAATGTCGTCAACGGTAAATTCAATACGTGTAAAAGCACTCATGTGCTGGGCTATGTCAAAGAATTTTAAAATTCCACTGACATCGTTCTTTCTTTTATTTAGATCGGTTTGACGGTAGTCGCCACACCACATAATCTTTGATCGATAACCAACACGTGTCATTACAGTATCGATTTCTTCATACGTCATGTTCTGCATTTCGTCAACAATGATGATTGCATCATCAAAGGACATACCACGAATAAACGAGGTGGAGATAAACTGAATATGTCCTTGTTCTTCTAAGCGATCCCATGCATCCTTGCGACCGAACAGTGTCTCGCAGATTTGACGATATGGTTGTTCGTAGATATCCATCTTCTCATTTACGTCACCTGGTAAATGTCCAATCTCACGACCTTGTACTGCAGAACGAACAACAATAATTTTATCAAAGGGATTTGACTTATCAAGTACTTCTTCTATCGCCTTGTAAAGCGCACAGAAGGTTTTACCAGTACCAGCTACACCATGAAGGGCAACAAAGTAGTCACCACGTTTGTATGCATCAAAGAATAGTTTCTGATTATCTGTTAGAGGCTGGAAAGTTTTCAAGTCATCAATTCTTACCTTTAGTGTATTGTTGACTTGCTTTAATCTAGTAGTTGGCTCACTTTGTACATTATCTGTTTTTCTTACTGCTGTGGTACGAGCCATGTAGACTTCCTTAGAGTTGCGTTGAAGATTTGTTTAGCTTACTTCCTGGAGTTCGTTCGTGTATCTTCTGCAGTACCTCCTTAAATCCTGTATCCATTTTGCGTGCACCGACTCTCACTGGGTCGCAGATCATAGGTGCTTGGATTATTGTTTCGAGATTTGGATTAGATGCTCGATAGGTATCGAGTTCGGATATCTTCATGGAGACTTCGGTGATCTCACCAGTCTCCTTGTTATTAAACATGTATGTAGGCATTCATTATTCTCAGTTAAGCTACAATTGTATTTAGTGTCCAGCTGGGTTGATTTCTGTTCTTCCATGAGAACATTCGAGTTTTATCACCGAGGTAATAGTTTTTATATGACGAAATGGAATCGCCAGCAACTTTGTAGTGGTCAGGCATAGCTGGTGTTGGTTCTGACCACCATACATCAGTATGAATATTTTTTGGTGGTTTTTCTAATGCCCAGAGCAGACCATCACGTTCAACTTTATGATATTTACCATAACGATGTGTGTATTCTTTACAAAGTTCGATCAAAAGATTATGTAACCAGCGGTATTGCACTATACCTTTACGACACCAAATAGCAGAAGGGTGGTTGATATGAGTAGCAGAGTAAAGAATAGACTCACGCTGATCCATAAGCACATATGAAGTCTTCTTACGTCCAGATGCTGAGAGACCCACAGAAGGGATACCATCAAGAACACGATGAGCAGTAGAAAGAAGTTGAGCATATTCAAGGATCATCTTTACGCAGTGTTTGTCCACATGCATTTCTGCACATGTGCGAGGGTCATTATGTAGATAGAAGATATTCATAGTTCAATCTTTACACGTGGGACATCTACCCATGTGCCAATAAGTTTAAGATTACCAAACTGATCATGCGTGTTACGTTTAACTTGCAATGCAACCTTGGTAACCTGTCCATCTTCAACGTACTCAACTACCTGAAACTCATAGCTGAGTGGATCGGGCATCATAAATTGTGATGCAATCGGTGGGGGTGGTGGGGCAGTGTAAGGGACAATGGTATTAAAGGTACTAGTAGTTAACATCATCGCATGGTACTCAAAGCACTTATTTGCAGGATAAGATTATCCAACTCTGCAATCGTTTTCTTTGCAGAAGTATGTAGGATAGCATGACCATCAGCAAACTCAAATGGCTTGACGCAACCGATCGAGTCATCAATTAAAATTGACTTCGGTGTTGC